TCCGTCTTCTTTTCTTTGGCTTCTTTTTGTTTAATAGTATCTTCACCCTTCATTTCGTCTGTGATTTTAATTACTCTGATCATACTCGTTGAGACTCGTTTACCATTAGCGTATTCTGCGAAAATACTATTCATTATTTTTGTTATTCCGTTTGACGTTAGAGGCTGTATCCCATTATTCAAAGTAAAAAACCAGCCGCTTGTGTTAATTTTGAACCATTTCGTTAATATTTTACCTACATTATCATCTATATCAATACTCTTAACCCCTATCCTCTTAACGTTCTTAAATTTATTTAGTTTAAAAACGTATTTATTTTTATCTTTAATCAAATAATTATTCTGAAGGCGTTCGTCTTCTTTTAGTTCGTCATACTGTTTTTGGGATAATACTTTAGTATCTGAGACATTATTTCTGACACTGTGGGCGACGTAGAAACGTAGGAGTATATATTTTTGAACTAAACCATATTCACTTTTTGATAATTTGTCTTTTGACCATAATTTATCTTTATCAATATCTGCTAATAGTGCATTTAAGATCTTCTTAATTTCGTCCAGTGTTATCCAATTAGTCTTTTGCGTCTCTGTTTTTTCTTGACTATTAACTTGTTTATTAACATCCACCATCAACGTCTTTAGAACTGTTTGATAGCGATCAATGAGTTTTTTATTCGGTTCTTCTTCAGAATCTAACGCAACTAGAATTGCCGTTAATCTGTTTTTGCGTGTATTTTTATTAGTTATTTCATTTAAACACGTCTCTATTTTATTAAAGTCGTGTAGGAATTTAGAATCAAGTTGATCCCCGTTATGCTTTTCAAAACACTTATCGTGTAACATCCTGAGAGATATTATGTAAGCGTTTATAGACGAATCTGTGATCTCTTTGCGACTTTTTTTAATTTGCGTTCGTAAAGTTTCACTTGGTTGCTTTACTTTTGGCATATAGTTTTTTATATTATGAAATATAAAAAATATTAAAATGTAAAATATTAAAATTTAGAAAGTTTTTGTAGATTAACGACGCATTCTAGACAATCGACCACCGCTAGTTCTTCCACCTCCTGTAAGATTAGAAACTTCTCCCGCAACGTTTCCAACTCCTCGAACCAACGCACCGTATTGCGGGGCAATCTTATCAACCAAAGGAGCCGCAAATTGGGCAGCTTTCTGAATACCACCGCTAACTTTGTGAATGAATGTTTTAAATCTAGAACCAAAGGCGCCTCCTTGTCTTCGTCCACCTCCATGTAAAGTTGCGAAAACCTCATGGCTCATTTGTTCAGATGTCTGATGAGCGGCCAAAACCATTGACTCGCTAAAGTTACCGATAGAAGAACGGCAACCATTTTCGAATACACTAGTAGTTCCCGGCATATCAAAGACGACGAAGAATTCGTAATCACCGGTTCCGCCAAGACATTTAGCGGTAGCCTGTACTTGCAGCGTATATTGACCCGCGACGCCTGCGCATTCGTTAGCCTGAAGACCGATATCTTCGCCAAATTCTACCGCAAAAACCGATCCGCGATATTTGGAATACTGTGGCCAAGAAAGATTAGATCCAGTACGATGAGTAATAGAATACAATTCTTGATCCGAAGCAGTAGCCAAAAGACCAGACTGATTGTTCCACAAAATATTGATGTTAGAAAGTTTGGCATAAGAATCAGAAACGAGGTAATTAGAAGCAGATCTAGCGTGACGAACAAAAAGATATAGACACGAAGGAATCATCGAAAGTTTAATCGAGTCGGAAATAACAGTCTGACTAGACCCTTGAACGAAACCGTTAACCGGTTTGATGTATTGCTGAAGTTTAGAATACGACACGGTCTGTACGGTAGGAAGAGGCTGAGTGATCTGAGGAGTGATAAAGTTAATGAGAAGTTCTGGTGCTTGATAGAAACTTACACTTACGGCAGTAATAGCATTACCGGCAGTAGAATGGCACAAGACACGATTTACAAGTTGAATAAAACGAAGAGACACGTTTAGTTGATTAATATTTACAAATGCTTCTTCATCAGACTGACCAGAGGAGAAAGGGGATAGAAAAAGCGGCTCAGTAACTTCACAAGTGAAAGAAAGACCACCCGGAGCAACAGTAACTGGAAATCCTCCTCGAGACATTTCCGCAGAATTTTCACCATAATCAGAAAGCGGGTTTCTAGCAGAACCAAGCGTTGTCCAGTCAGAGTATTGCTGATATTGGTCTGGCATTGCTGGAGCAGTAGAAATAGCGGCATTACGATCCTGAACAGAATTATTTAAGGTCAACATAGCATTATTAATATCACTGGTATTTTGAGAGAGAGTCTCACCGTTAATTTGTACGGTAATAACATCAGTAATTGCCGAAATAGGAAACTGGCGAAGTGCGTCATTAGTACCCACCTGTAGAGGTTGATCTACAGTTACGGTAAGATAACATTTAACGCGAACGTCTCTATCAACGAGTGTTTGGGTAGAAGGAGGATTAATATTCCATGAAGCCTGCGTTATCGGCGCACCAACTGACCCGAAAGAGTTAGAAGCGAACACTTGTTGTGTAACTCTCGATCCTCCCGTTTTTATAAGATGACTTTTAAATTGATCTGAAACAACATTAGAACGAGGATATTTAATAACCGTTAAATTACTCATTTATTTATATATAGAGATTATTTTATTTTTTTTTAAATTTTTATTTTAAAAAAATTATTTATTCATTCAAATCCAAATGGTATCAAACTATCTTTTATAAAAACTCGCAAATCGCTTTCATTCTTATATGTAAAAGTATATGGAATTAGTATTACAGATATTTCACGATCTTTACAAAGTTTTAATTTAAGTCTGTCAAGTTTCTGACGGTTTACAAAATCTTCTGATGTTTTATGGAAATGTTCTACAAACTCATAATGCTGTTGTCCTTGATATTCAAACGCTAGTTTTAAATCGTTACAATAACCATCTAGTTCTAAATTACAATTTGTTTCTGGGTTTTTGAGAAAGTCTGGCCTAATTGATGGAAAAAATAAACCAGTTAGTTCTTCAAATATAGAACGGGTTAGTTTTTCTGATCGAGATTTTGAACAGTATGGACACCAAGTTTTATGAATTTTTATATCGTGAAAAGATGCATTCCAAATATGATCTTTTGAACATTTCCAAATCATTTTCGTTTTATTAAAAATATATTTATCTGATAAACATTCTCCGTTTTTATTTTTAGCAAATAATTGGCATTCTTCTATAGTTAATGTTCCCCGTCCACAAGTAGGACACCAACTTTTTCTATTTTTAATACTATCAAAAATAGCATCCCAAATATGACCTTCTGAACATTTCCAAATCATTTTTGTATGACTATTATTATACTTTTCTGACAAACACACGCCTCCTTTATTTTGAGCAAATAAATGGCATTCTTCTATTGTTGTTTTTGTTTTATTTGTAATACATTGTCTACACCAAGTTTTTCTGTTTTTAATATTACCAAAACTTGTTTCCCAAATATGACCTTCTTTACAACACCATCTCATTTTATCACTATTATTATTATACTCCTCTGATAAACATTTTCCACCTCTCTCCTCAGCAATATTCTGACAATCCAACAAAGTTAATTTCTTACTCATTTCTCTTATATCCATATTACTTTAAATCCATTATTCAATTATTTATTTAAAAACTCATCGTATTCCATAACCGCCATCCGCAATATTATTCATATCCTCAAAAGATTTTTTAACAAAAACTAATTTAATATACGCGTTCATATTTACTGGTATTTGAATTATATCTGAAAAACCCTCTCGATTAAAAAAACGTATCTGACAATCAATATTAGAAAGAGGATAAGAAGAATTTAGATTACAGAGTCGAATTGGCGCCTTTGATACATAATTATAAAAACTAATTCTATTTTCGTTTTGTAAACTAACAAAGTCTCCAAGAACTAATATCGTTTCATTATTCTGTGTGCCAATTAATTCACCAGAAACTGGTACCTGATTAGTCGAAAATATAACAGATGATAAACTGCTCCAATTACTTAGATCGTTATTAGCCTGTGTTAACTCATAATATAAAACCCCTAGACGAGTGTAAGACGGCATATGATTGTTATATAAAAATCTGATAAAATTAGGTGTAACGAAAAAAACGTTTATAGAAGTTAGAAAATTAAAAAGTTGCTCGTTACAGCATACAAATGAATTATTGAGGTAATAGAAATCTTCTACATTCAATGTGAGGCGGTTATTAGAGAGTGTTATAAAAGGTTGTGTTGTTGGCAGAAAAAGTGGTTTTGCCGCCTGCATATTTAAAAATAATGTTTTTAGGGCGTTGTTCATAGATTTGATAAAACTTTGATATGAATAAACTGATTGAAATACCGGCGAAGTGTTCACTGTTTCCGGCACAAAAAGAAGAATTGTTGTTAGAGTTAATCCATCATATTCTAAAGAGAAAGAATAACGACTATTGACGAAACTAAACAAAGGAATCGAATACAGGGGAATAGAAAAGTCTAATATCCCTAGATAATAATCTGACGGATTATTTAAAATTGTATCTACTCTATTTACGTTAAACACGGCTAGATTATTTGTATCTGGTTTGCCGTTTATTACTATATCGTATAGTATATTATCGCCGTCGAGTTTATTTACGAGCATTTTATATATAATAAATATAAAATTTTAAATTAGTTTAATACCCCTCCAATCTTAAAGAGATACGCTTCAAAAATTGTATTTTCATAGTTGCCGAGTCATTCAAATTTAGGTATATTGGATATGAATTCGAATTTGAGTCGACCCAAGTAAATTCGGCGTCCATTTGCGTTAACGGATAATCTGAAACCAAATCTATATACCTAGGCGGCCCCTGAAGATAAAATGTTATGCGTCCTTTATCTGGAATACCAGAGACATTGAAGTCAAAAAGTACTCGCTTAGTTACATCTTCCTGAGTTCCAACCAACTCTTGTCTAACTGGGATAGAATTTGATAAAATAACGATACGGTTTATTTCACTCCATAATTCTAAACTTGGTTGAGACTGTCTCATAAATAAATAAGATTTCAAATTATATAAATAAGCGTTATTAAAATTAAACTGAATAATTATCTGAGTAAAACTTGGATTGAGGTAAAAATCCTGTACATTCGTGAATAGAGTAAATAAATCAGCAGAGTAAATAATCTTAATTGGTGTTGGTAGAGTATTTTCATATCCTGCCGCCTCGGCATTTAGATCAAATAAAGATGTAGTAGCATCATACGTTACAAAAGGTGCATCGAATGGGATTGCTGCCGGATCTAAAGTATTCAAATCTGCTTTTGCCGCGGCTAACGCAGTATTTAAAGAATTAACAATTTCTTGATATTCATATACTGGTTGTTTCGGTGCATATAAATTTATAGTTGAATTAGGGACGTAAATTAACGGTTTAGAAACTGAAAAAGCACCTCGTTCTAACCTAATAGAAAATGAATAATTATCCTGAAACAATATAGGAATATTAATAGAAGGCAATTGAAAACGAACACAACACATATTGTAATCAGATGGTTTAGTTAGAATAGGGCTAACACGATTCTCAGAAAATTTGGCGATCTTACCGTTTATTTCATTTGTATTTACTATGTTAATGTTATAATAGACAATATCCCCGTCGTCAGATACAGTATTTGATTTACCCTGACTTAAATTCATCGCTGCAAGATTAAGAGCGTTTTGAGTAGATGTTTGATTCAAATTATATGGCGTCTGTTGAATCATCATATTTTATTATATTACAAGTTATTTTTTTTAAATTAATTAAACAAGTAAGAATTAAACGAAACACAATGTTAATGCAGATATCCACATATCGCTATCCATAATCTTACTACTTTTTAACATCTTTACGAACTGATTTAAACTCAAATCTCTGAATTTAATTCTTATCGCACTATATTTTCCACATGTATTAATATCTTTTGAATCTTTTTGAAGTTGGACTAAATTAGCCTCTATTTTATATTTACTATTTTCAATTAAGATAGATAGATGTGGTATAGCACGACCTCCGTGTCGTTTTTTATTATATTCTGAGAATTCTAATTCTTTATCTAACCCCAGACCCAATGAGTCAAAAATCTCTAAAAGTGTATTAGAGTGTTTAATTAAGACAGTATAATGACCGTACGTTTTTTTTTCTTGATACAGAATTACTGTAGCTCCAAACGGCTCTAAAACTTGATCAATATTATCATATTTTTCTAAATCTTGATAAGAGATAACTTTACACTGATTATCTGTTAGGTTTAAAATTTCTTGATCTGATAAACTATATGCTTCAGATTTTCTAACGATCGTGTCTATGTTCATTTATTATAAGTAATTAAATTATTTTTTGTATGTTTTTTTAGCACCAATCATTGCTTGTTTAAGTGAAAGTTTAGGGTATTTTTTACGGTACGCAGTAAGATGATCAAACCACGGTTTTAGAGCTTTTGGAACTGGCATTTTATTATATAATAAATATAATAAAAAAATTTTTATTTTCTAATGCCCAAAACTAAATAAACTTTACTAGGAAGCATTTTTGTGACAAATGTTTTAAATTTTGTTTTCGGAATCTGATTGTATCTGAGTTCATCCCCCTTATAATGTGGGGCGTTTTTCTTTATTTTGTAATCGTGATCTTTTAACCATTTTTTAGACGATGTGATATTCCAACCGTCAGTTTTCATAAAATAGATGCTATGTAATTCGAGAGACATTTATATTATAGTAAGTAAACTAATTTTCTAAAAAATCGTCTCTAATTTTATAACATTCTTTTGAAGATATAACATATGGAGGATTATTTCTATAAATTGTAATCCATCTTGAATTCTTACTTAAACTTAAAAACTTTTTAATTTGATCTAAATTGAAGCCCATATGCTTCTTCAAATAATCACGGATATAAAAAGTTGTACCTGCGTGTTTTGGGAAGACTGTTATTGAAGTAGCCTCATTTAGTAAAGTACGAGTTTTAGCGTAGTTAGACAATTGATGAGAAGTTGAAATAATAGTTAAACCGTAGTGACGAGCGGTTTCCAAAAGATTCTCACGTAACATAAAGATAGCGTTTCTACACTTTCCATTTTTAATCTTATCACAATCATCGAAGATAATAACAGAACCTTCTTCAAATTCTGCTGGATGAAACGGTTCTTCATAACAGATAGGATCATCCACGTCTACTCTGTGAATCCTATCGCCGAAACGTTCGTCTAAAACCTTATCATAATCCACAGAACTGAAAATATAAACTGTTGTGTCATTTAATCCTTTTTCTTTCAGAAACTGAGTGATATAATCTGCTACATAAGTACTTTTCCCAGACCCGCTTGGACCTGCTACATAAAGCCTTTCATTCTGATTCTTTCTAAACTGGTTACACGGTACAAAATATTCTTTCCCATCTAATTTTATCTCATCTTCCCCAGAATTATCATCTACTAGAAATAAACTTTTCTTAGTTAGCTTATCAGACGCTCCTTTAATGTTAGCGATCTTAAAGATTTTCTCATTGTTTTTGTATGAAGATCGTTCTTTAATTTTGAACATTTTTATAATTATAAATATTAAAATATTTCTTATATAATAAATGAACCAAGAAGCATTTCAGCCAACTTTGGGAACGATGGTAGAACCTCAGTATCAGATGAACGGTTTTATAACGCCTTACGATGTTTATAATATGGATATTAACGTTAACACCATACAGGAGGCGACTTATCCACTGGGTTTTGTAGCACCAGAATTTCTGAGTGAATTGGAACAGGAACATTTAAGTCGTCAGATAAAAGCACAGAGTGAGTATTTAGAAGGGATTAAAGCGGGTTTGGGACCTTTGATTGCGTATAACCAGAACAATTCTTATCCGACGAATTTTGACTGGTCAACAAAACCGTTTTTGAATCTTCAACTAGATAAGAATAATATTCCGTTTAGATATGGGAGTAGTAGTTGGTCTGGTCAAAATATTTCAAGGAATGAATACCAGACTAATATGGGACGTCAGATACTTGATATGGAAACTCGCGCAAGAGGAAATAGATTGTATTAAATTTTAAATTGAATTTAAAGAAATGAAAACAACAATAAAATACAATGACCGAAATTGAAAGGAAAAAATGTAATAGATGTAAAGTTAATTTAACTTTCGATAAATTTAAAAAGAAGAGGGATGATTCTTATCAAAAATTGTGTATTGAGTGTAATGAAAAAGGTGTTCAAAATAAAAATAAAAGTAAATGTGAACACGGTAGACGAAAAACACGGTGTAAAGACTGTGGCGGAGGTTCAATTTGCGAACATAATAGACAAAAATCACACTGTAAAGAATGTGGCGGAGGTTCAATTTGCGAACATAATAGACAAAAATCACACTGTAAAGAATGTGGTGGTGCTTCAATTTGCGAACATAACAGAATAAAATCAACGTGTAAAGAATGCGGTGGTAGTCAAATTTGCGAACACGATAGACGAAGATCACAATGTAAAGATTGCGGTGGAGGTTCAATTTGCGAACACGATAGACGAAAATCACAATGTAAAGAATGCGGTGGTAGTCAATTTTGCGAACATAACAGAATAAGATCAATATGTAAAGAATGTGGTGGAGGTTCAATTTGTGAGCACGATAGACAAAAATCAACGTGTAAAGACTGCAATTTTCCAAGTTATCTTTCTCAAATAATTAGAAATAGAATTAGAAATTCATTAAAATCCGATAAAGAACTTTCTTCAAAAGAATATTTAGGATGTGAAATAGACGAATTCAAAACTCATATAGAAAAAACTTTTGAAGAAGGTATGAACTGGGATAATTATGGTGAGTGGCATATTGACCATATCACGCCTATTAAATACAAAGAAGAAGGTAAAGTAGCAGATTTAGAAGAAGTTATTAAACGTTTACATTATACTAATACACAGGCATTATGGGCTTCAGATAATATAGCAAAAGGAAATAGGTTTATAGGTAAATAAAGTTATATTTATTTTTATATTGTCATAATATAAAAATGAGTTTAAATAAATTCAAAAACTTTCAACTAGGTGTCGATTTAAATTTAGAAATTGGAGCGCACACGCTTGAGTGTTACGACCTAATCGTTTTAAATTCTATAACATTACCCCCAAACGTTTCAGTAGATAATTTAACCGTAAATGATAGTTTAACAATAATTTGCGATGATACAAGTACATACAACTTAACAACAGCAACTAACGGAAATTTAGGAGATATATTATCTACAGATGGAAACGGCAATACATTTTGGAGCGCAATTCCAACACCGCCTTTATCCGGTATTATTTATTCGGGAACGCTACCAGCAGAAGTAGGAAGAATTTTACAAGTTTCAAACCCAACGGCAACTACAGTTGACAAAACAAGTATCTTAGAAAGTTTAACTGAAATAACAGTTGAAAAACCAATTCAATTAACAGCAAATAAAATTACATCTACTTATATTCCAATTAATCCAGCAGATTTAACAAACAAACTATACGTTGATAGTCTTCAGATACCGGTATCTGGGTCAGGTCAAATTTTATATTTAAATTACTCACAATCTACTACACCCACGCTTATCCCTCTTACAAATCTTCAACTTTCTACAATTATCGGCGGTACATTTACTACACCTTCAATAACATATACACCATCTCAAAATACTAATACATCGCTTCTAACACTTGTTCCAAATTTATCTTTAGCACAATATATTTTAGAGTTTACTATTGGAGCGGTAAGTACGAAATATCCAATAGCTCAGTTCGCTATTAACAAATCAGATCTTCCGGGAATTGGAAATTTTATTAATCCGGGAATTTGGAGTATGAATATTTACGCCAAGGCGGACGCAAATGCTGATAGAGATAAGATAAGATTAAAATTTTATTTACTTGGTAGAAAAACAATTGGCGG